CTCTTGATGGTCGTATTCTGACCAGTGAAGTAATTCTCGGCATCGATAGCCTGTCTATAAGGAATGGATGCCTTATGCTCATTTATGAGCTGTCTGATGAAAGCCATTCGCTCTCTCTCGCTGTTGTTGGCTACCTTGAGCCAGTCTTGATATGTCTTCATAAGCAACCTCCTGTCGCTCTTCTATCCTCTCTATGCACATTCTAACATAATTGTCAATAAATCAATATCCGAAGCCAGATTTCCGCTTATCATCGTCTTTTCTCGGATGTAACAGCCTCATCATACAAGCCAGCGAATCTGGAGCATCATCGTGCTCGGCATATTCGTTATAATCCAGCACTTGATCAATATATTCTTGGTCTGTGCCTTTGACAAAGACCACATTCTGCCAGTCTCCCTTGAGATGAGTCACTATCTTGATGTATTTATTCGTAGTCTCGGCATAAGTGATCACTCGCTCTCCCTTCTCTCGAAGAGCCTTCGCCAGATATCCTTTATCGGCATTGGTCTCGCAGTATATCTTGCCTGCCAGCAATCGCTGGCGATCGGAGATGATATCATCCATGACCTCATCGACCGCCCTCTGCCAGAGCCTGCCATAGACATAATAGATGCCATCCTTCTTCTTGGCGATTGTAAATGCCGTATAGTCTTCACCGCCATAAGCTGCATCAATATGGCAGAACTGGGCATCGATAACATTCTCAATGTCAGCTCCTGTCTGGGCATTGTCAAAGATAACATCCTCGGAGGCAATATGCTTGAGCTCATAGTTTGCTGCAAAGAGAGATGGAGACATCTGCGACTTGATCTCTTCTATTTCATCTTCCGAGAAGATGCCTGTTGCCTTCCAATCCCATCTCTCTGGCTCTGGCATCAAAGCAAAAGCATCGTCTTTGTGCCATGGTGTGCCAGTGTTGAATATCTTTCCGCCCTTGTTTTTTATGTTGATCAGCTCTTGATAGACAGTCTTGATTCTCTCCCTCTCCGCTCTGGATGTCCTGTCCTTCACGTTTACAATATCATCAGTAAAGATGTAGTCATAATGCTGACCTGTGATGCTGGAGCTTGTTCCCATGCCTACAAGCTGGCTTGTGCCTTTGATGTCTGTTGTCAAATTGGTGGAGAGCTCTGTGGCATTCTCGACATTGAGCTTCAATGTGACTCCATAAATACAGGAGACCAGATAGACAGTCTTAGGATTGGTAAGAATGTTCTTGACCTGCTTAATGATTTCTTTGACATCATCATCGGTCTTCCTCATGAAGAGAATCCTCTTATTCGGAAGCAGAATCATGATCTCCGCCAGAGCGATTGAAAGCGATGTTGTCTTGTAAGAATTTCGATGCCCTTGGAGAGTATAGTCGACCTTTCCGAATGCCATTTTCACTATCCAGCCATTATGAACATCGGTCAGCTTGTCGAAGCCAAGCATCCTGCCGAATTGTGCTGGCTTATATCGGAGGAATTCAACAGCCTGCTTCCTTGTCAGCATCTTCTTCTCCTAACACCATCGCCTCGACCTCATCAATGGTCTCCTGCTCGACTTCCGCCACCATGACTTTATCTATCGGCTTATATCCTGCTGTGTCTCTCATGAGCTCCCAGAACTTAGCAGAGCCATTCTTGATCTGCTTCCCAGCGACCGCAATCATGAGATCAGCTCCTGTCATAGCCTTGCCCTTCTGGTCTTTGGCGACATTGGTCTCCATCCATATCTGGCACTGCCTCTTGAAGTCAGCCTTCTCTCTTCTTGCCTTACCAGAAGCGATTCCGCCCTTCTTAGCTATTTCTCTTTGCTCGGTCTTTGTTCTGGTGTTCTGTGGCTTGAGATTCGCATTCTGCTTTTTTCTTGCCTCTGCGACTTCTTCCTTTGGCTTCCTTGGCATCGGTATTCCTCCCTTCCTTTGCTGGCATATTGAGCATTACTACATCGAATGTCTCTTTCATAATGATATCATCCTGCACTGTTGCCCATTCTGTGCCATATCTGTCTATGATCAGCTTGAAATCAGCATAATCATGGTCTCTTATCTGGTATGATTCTGTTCCATCGTCATTGTACTTGATATCGATATGCATCAGCTCATGAAGAAGCAGAATCCTCAATTGCCTTTTGGTAAATCCTCGGCAATTTGGCTCAAAGACAGTGATAGTGTAATCTGCTGGTATTGCCCACTTGTTCTTGTCCGCTACTCTCTCACATTCGGCATAGATGATCTTATCCTTTGTGATCTTCGCCTTATCGGAGGATAGATAGATGATTGTTGCCTCACTATTGGCGATATCTCTCAAGACCTTTTCCTTCTTGATAAGCTTGTCGGCAATGCTGGCATATTCCTCATTGATTGTCCTGTTCTCGGTCATGATCATACCTCCTCGATGGTGTAGCCATGATAGAGCATCATCTTCTTCTTTAGCTCATAGACATCTGTCTTGAAGCCTTTGGCATCCTCTATGTGGATATTGCCTTCATTGTCCTTGTAAACGAAATCTGCAATATACTTGATTGCTCTAATGGTCTCGCCTGTCTCCGGATTCTTGAATTTTGGCTGAAGCTCAAAAGCGACTTGAAGCTGGAGAGAATGAATCTCCCCAGCCTTTTCCAGAATCTTGAGCTGACTATATCTTCGAGCTTCCTTCTTTGATGGAAATCTGTGTCCGTCTATGATGATTGGCTCATTCTTATACTTGGCTTCTCGCTTATTGTTGAAGTAATATGCTGGTATTCTCCCATTTGCCATCTTATCATCCTCCCATTCTTCATTATATCATGAATGGAAAATCTTGATAAAACTGATCACTGGGCAATTGACCTTATCCATAATGATGATCTTGAGACCGCAGAATGTTCCTGCTCCGAGAAAATCTTCTGATGTGGAATAATGAGAAGTCTTGCGGAAATATGCCATGGTCGGATGATTATATAGGATTACTGGCTCATAGCCTTGTGCTCGAATGTCCGAATCCCAGAGAGGCATTGCCGATATCTCCGCTATCATCTGATTGATGGTCTCATCCATTGTCTCTTCCTCCTCTCTTGTTAATCCATGACAGAGCGACTATTGTCATACAAATTATCGCTGTGATGATGATCGCCTTCATATTACTTGCCTCCCTTCTTAATCATTCTCTCTATGGTCTCATATGGCACAGAAATCAGAATCCCATCTTCTTTCGAGCCAAGCGACAATGTCTTGCCAATAAGATCACTCGTATATTCCACTTGAATCTGTTTTGGCTCAAATGTCGGAGTCTTTGAATCCTTTGACCACTTGCTCACAATACCATGAATGCTTCCGCCAAATCTCATCTTCTCTCTCCTCTCCTGTTAATAGATAATCTGTACTTACTCCGAGATAGTCTGCCAGCAGGAGCAGATTGTAAGCTGATGGAATATTCTTCCCATGGATATAATTACTGACCAGAGCCTCACTGATTCCTGTGTTTTCTCGAATGGCAATGGAAGATGTCGCCCTCTCTGCGATCGTCTTCTTCAATACCATCGGCAGCCTGTAAGCTCTAACTGTCCGAATCATTCTCTGCCTCCTTCTTTCTCTGCTCTGTATAACTGCTTTTCCCTCTCTGCTATCTCCTTGTACTTGGCTCTCGTATCTGCCAGTAAATCGTGATAGAAGCCTTCCTCCTGTGAGAAGTCTATCTCGGCATACACATGCTGTCTGTCCTCTCCCTTAAGAGACTTAATACGGATATATCTGCCTCTGTATCGCCACTCGCCGATAAGTATAGGAGCGAATACTCGCTCTCTGCCAAATTCTGCCTGCAAAGTCTCGGTTACTCTCTTGGCGGCTGGTCTGTATATCTTCCGTCTGAATATCCATTCCGCCTCTTCTCTTGCGTAGCTTGCAAGATATTTATAATTGTAGTCTCCGTCAAACTCAAACTTGTCTATCCGCTTCTCGATAGCCTCGTTTATGTCCTGTCGTATCATATCCCTGTAAGACTGCCTCTGCTCCTGCAAAGTCATAGGCACTTGCTCAACCTTCTTTATTGCCATTTTCTCACCTCATTTAATCGTCATTTCGTGAATGTAACCTATCTGTGTTGCTCCATTGCTTTAATCGGTGGTCTGCTCATCCTCTGTCTCCTTCCAGCTGTCGTGCGAAACATAGCACTTGATTATCGGTACGTAATATCCTTGCCATTGACCTATTCCTCTCTGCCTCAAATCTGCCCATAAGGATAGAATCTCGCCTGTCTTAAACTGCTCGATATATTCTCTTTTATTCTTTGCTGTGTCGAATAAAATCTTTCCATCTTTGGCATCTAAAGCTACCAATTCACATTTAAGCACTTTATCGTCTGTAAATAATCCTCTTACTTTCTTGTCCAATAAATCACGAATTGTCATTCTTCTGTAACCTCCTGCATTAACCAGTTATACCAAAACTCTACCTCTTCGATATTGCCGTTATATCCTGCGACCGCCGCCAACTCTCTTGCTAATTCCCTTGTACTCATAGCCTTGAGCCTGTCCTCGTTGGTCTG